TTGGAGGAGATGCTAGAGCTGGCTCGCAAACTAGAGCGCGAGCGCGACGAGGCGCGGGAGGCTTTTAAAATAACTTACAATGAACGAGTGAAAGTGGAACTTGAGCGCGACGAGGCGCGGGCTGAGTTAGCCGAGTGGAAGGACTCCGCGCTAAATGCACGTAAAGAATACGACGACGAGCACCATTGTTCCTGCGTTGCAATACTCAGAAAACTTCTGAAAGACGCCGAGCGCAAGCGCGACGAGGTGCGCCTTGACAAGCGCGGCGGATGACGTAGAAATGATTCTGGCCGTGAGAAGCCTAACAAATATGCGAAACACAATTTCACCCTTCACGCCGACCGGAGCCTATCGCATGGGCCAATTCTCAACCGGAAGGCGTGGAGGGTTTTTTTATATAGTTAACTAATAATGCACCACTCGGAACTTCCCGAGCACGTCCTTGAGTTTGTGGCGCGCCGGGCCTTTAATAAATGCGACCGCATCGATTGCGTGTCGATAGCACAGGAGCTGCTCCCTAGCGGGGCTCACCCTGATCATTGGAGCGCTGCCAAGCGTCTCGGATTACATCTCCTTAATCATATGGCCGAACGTCGAATCGTTTGGAAAGACGATGAAGGGTTCTGGAGGGAGGTGCGCAAATGAGCGACATCGAACAGGCTCGCCAGAATCTACCGCTCCCAGAACTCATGGAAAAGATGGGCTTCGGAGAGTTTGCAAAATCATCCGTTCGGTCGCCATTCCGCGAAGAGAAAAGCCCATCGTGGGGTATCTATGAATCCGGTGGTCGGTGGCGATTTAAAGACCACGGAACCGGCGAAGGGGGTGACGAAGTGGACTTCATTGAAAAGGTCGAGGGTCTAGACCGAAAGGCCGCTATGGATCGGTTCTGCGAGATTGCCGGAACACAGAAACGCCCGCAGCGTCAAGAGCAAGATCCGCCTTCTGGAAAGTATTCTTTCAAGGGATCGATGCTGCTCTGGGAAAAGCTCAGAGACGCAGCCGACAATGATTTCCTTTCCAAACTAGCGATCGCTCGCGGCATTGAATTTACGACGATGGAGTGGGCGCGGGACATTGGCATTCTTGGCAACAAAGACGGAATGCCGGCATTCAAGAATGGCGAAGGAGTGCACCACAAAGCCGAAAGCGGCTGGCGGTTTTTCCCGCATGGGATTGAGTGCGAGGCGCTCACATTCGGAGACAAGGAAAGCCGGGATGTCTATGTTTTCGAGAGCCAATGGGACGCCTTAGCAATCGCCGACGCCATCGGAATCGAAGGGGCAGCGAAGAAGTTTTTTGTTGTCACTCGAGGAGCAAGCAACGGCAAGCTGGCAGGCAAGTTCTCCGATGGGAAAAATGTCTACGCCTTCCCACAGAACGATCCCCCGAAAGCCAAGGGGAAAATCCCAAGCGAAGACTGGTGGGAGAATGTCGAGAGCGCGTGCGAGGATGGCGCGGTGCTGCGCGTGCGAGTGCCCAAGAAATACAAAGACGCGAACGATTGGGTGCGAGACGGAGTCAAGCAAGCGGCTGTCATTTCGGCAATTCAGAGCGCGTATGATCCTATCCTTTCAACGGTCGAGGTTCAGACATTTGGGCAGCTGTGGGCATATGACTCCACGAATGACAAAACAATCTTGCTCGGCAATCGCTGGGTGTGCGAAGGCGGGCAATTGCTGCTTGTCGGGCAATCCGGCATTGGGAAATCTTCGCTTTCAGTTCAGGCTGCGATGTTCTGGGCGCTTGGCAAGCCATTCTTTGGCATTCAGCCTAGAGAGGGCAAGGGATTGCGAGCGCTTTTCATTCAAGCCGAAAATGATATTGGTGATATGGGTGAGATGGCACAAGGCGTGATGTCGTATGTTGTTGCTAATTCTGGAATGAGCGCAAAGGATGCTGGCGCAATTTTAACCGAAAAAATCCACTTCGCACGCGTTACTTCCCATGTGGGCGATGACTTCCCGAAGGTCGTCAGTCGGTTACTCGACCGATACGGCGAGAAGGATTTGGTCTTTGTTGATCCGCTCCTTTCCTATGTCGGCGGCGACATTTCGCGGCAGGATGTCATGTCTCATTTCCTGCGGCAGCTTTGCAATCCGCTGGCTTTCGAGCGCCGGTTTGCGTGGGTGTTCTCCCACCATACCGGCAAGCCGCAGAGCGACAGTAAGAGCCGATCGCACTGGAATGCCAATGATTATGCTTATGCAGGGATGGGATCATCGGAGTTAACGAATTGGGCTCGGGCGATTGCTGTATTGCAGACAACAAAAACAGATGGACAATATAGGTTGCTCCTTGCCAAGCGTGGCCGACGCGCTGGAATGGTTGACGGCATGGATCAACCAACTATTGAAGTTGGGCTAAAGCATGCGGATTCTGGACTGCACTGGGAGCCTTGTCCCTTAGATACTCCCGATACTACATCTACTCAGCCTAGCAAGGGTGGGGCGCCTAAAGCCATAAGCGAAGCGGTTGGAATTGAAATAATGGCATTCGTGGCGACTTGGCCGCACATGAATGGCAGCTATGTCGCCGGTCTCTATCAAGCAATCAAGGATCGGTTCGGGCTTAAATGCACCCGCACGACGATCAGTAATTTTATTGAGAGCAAAAAAAACAAGGCAAAAAACTAACAAAAGGCTGCAATATGACTACCTCCAAAAAACCTAAAAACTCCAAAAAACCTAGGTTTTTAGGTTTTTTGGTTGCTCCAAAAAACCCCTCCAAAAAACCCCCCTTTAAGGGGGGGGTTGTTTTTTGGAGGGGATTTGTAGGAGGCAACCTTTAGGATTTTAAGAGATAGGTTATTTGGAGCTTCCATTGACAAATGTATTTTACTATGCAATCATCCACCGACATGCACTCACCCCGAGACGCAGCAGAGTTCGACGAAGCGAGCTACGAGATAGACTTTGCAGGCATCTGCGACGGAGGCGCTGACGCCACGCTTGGGCACAGGTTGTTTCCAACCGAGCCGACGATGTCGGCATACCGAGAAGCCAGTGAGAAAATGATGGGGACGCTGAACACGTTTATTACATTTTTGTCTGGCCACGGATACGGCAAGAGCAAAACGCTCTGGGGTATGGCCTATGCGCTCGGGCATCCGCTCACTGCAGGGATGAGCATGCTGGAGGCTGCGCGTTACCTAGGCTGCACTAAGCAGGCGATATCCAAGATCGCCTGCGACTTTCTCGCCGAGACGGGTTTGCCACCGTCATCGGCGCTCAAGAGCGAAGAGGCAAAAACAACCTACAAACAAACAAATGGAAATCGTCGAACACAACACAACACTCACACTTGACGCTATCGAGCGGCAGGCCAAGCAACAATACGCTCTCGCCCAGAGCCTAGCCGCTGACGCCAAGGTGTCGGCTCGTCAGGCCATTCTAGCCATGGCTGACTGCGGCCAGATGCTTCTCATGGGACGAGAGCATGTGCGCGGCGGCAAGGCTGAGTGGATAGCCAGCCTAGGCATCCCACTACCCGACGCAGACAAGGCGGTGTTCTTGGCACGCAACCGAGATCAATTGGTGCTCGATCTGTGGCCGCAGGACGTCGCCAAAGTCGGTGCACAGTTCGTCGGCCTGCTGCCCCCGCCCGGCTCATCAAACCGCGGCACGGACGATCCTGAGCGCAGCACTGGTGCCGCCAACCATTGGTTGGCTTACGCTGGTAAGCTCAACCGCGGACTCAACGATCTGTTTGGCTCAAGGCCGGTGTCGGCGTGGCGTGAAGACGAGCGCACGAATGTAAAGTTGGCGTTGAAGCCGATCGTTGAGCTTTACGAGACGCTTTGAGCGTTCGCGCATATTTTATTTTGTTGCCAAGCGACGACAGGAAAATAATTTTACATTGGCAGTTGACAAACCTAACAAGATAGGAAATAATATTTGTGATATGTCCACATTGCAATCAACGCATCAATATGGGGAAACTTCTCGGCCCCTTGAAATCGGAGAAAAAAGCCAAATCCTCCAGACTCAACGGTCGCAAGGGCGGAAGGCCAAGAAAAGGAATCCAACAAAATACAGAGATATCTGCTCGTTCTGCTCAAAAGAATTTATCTGCGAAAGCCGAAATCAAAAATACTGCCGCCATGAATGCTATGCCGAGCACAGAAGCATAACCAAGGCCAATCCCTATAAAAACCTTGAATGCATTTCCTGCCTTTCCATCCTTGGCTTTGGTTGCAAGGCTATCGCTCGGCGACTTTGGAAAACTAACTATGCATCGATTCGCAAGGTTATTCGCGACAGGCAGCTTCCGCGCTCCAACAGTAAGAGAGCCGCTAATCGTGAATTCGAGAATGGAAGGCAGAATGTTTTATTAGATCACGAAAAGAAAAGACGCGAGACAATTAAAAGAATTGATGAGAATCTTAAAGTCATTCGCCGCCTAAAAAAGAAATGCCAAATAATAATGGAAGCTCAAAGAAATTGTCCGTATAAAATTGATTGGAGGAATCAAAGCTGGCAATCAGTTGTTTATTGGGCCAATCTTGAAAAAGAAAGAGCTAGGTCGAGGGAAAGCGCTAAATCTCGCGTCATTGTAAAGGGGTCGCATTTACACATTAAAAGAACATGCTCAAATATGCTTTGGCGGGCGATTAAGTTAGGATATATCAAGAAGCAAAAAACCATGTATTACTTTGGTTGTAGCGTCGAACAACTGAAGGCGGACTTACAATCAAAGTTCCAACCCGGCATGACTTGGGATAATCACGGCCCCGTATGGGAAGTTGATCACATTGTGCCCTGCGATTCATTTGATTTGACTGATGATTATCAGGTTCGTCTGTGCAATCACTACACTAATCTTCAGCCATTATTAAAGCACTTGAATAGAAGGAAGCATGCAAAATTTTCCGGCACGGCTCAACTTCAAATTTTATGAAAATATTTTTTTGGAAAAATAAAAAATCAAAAATATTTTTTGAAAAATTTGGGAACCCTACGTTACAAACCTAATCCTTGGGGGTTAATATACTATTGTAAGTCTTTTATGAATGAATAAAAAATCCTCGGTTGTCAAAGTCACTCACCAAGCCATCGGCGACGCTTGGAAAATCAGCAAGCAAGCCGTTGCAAAATGGGTGAAACTTGGATGCCCTACCGACTCAATCGAGAGCGCAACGAAATGGCGCGACGAGTATCTTAAAGCGTCTGGCAAGGCGGCACCAGCCACGCTTAACGAAGCGCGACTTGAAAAAACGCTGCTCGAGTCTGAGCGGATTCGGGTGCGACTTCAACAAGACCGTGGCGAGTTGGTAGACATCGCCAGCGTCCGCGAGTCCGGAATCCGCATCGGCGCTATCTTTTCCGCCAAACTCGCAGCCCTAGTCAACGACGCCAGCGGAGCGTTGGCGGGCTTGGGCGAAGCCGAGTTGAGAAAGAAGTTGCACGAGCGAACCCAGCAGATATTGGCGGAGATTAAGCAGGAAATTGAGAAGCTATGACATACCAAACCCGAACCTTGAAGATCGCCGTCTGCGTGAAAGGCGAAGCGATCTTCCACGAAGGCACAACAGAGATCGAGATCGTTGACGAAGCTGCAGGCGAGTTCTTAAAAATTACGCAATTGCCTGATGATGCCGAGCCGGGCGTGATCAAGATCGATCCGCATGAATGGCCTATGTTGAAGGCGGCAATTGATCGCATGATGAAGGAGTGTCGCAGCTATGACTAAATCGTCACTCTGGGCGATTTACTGCCGCAAGAACCCGAAATTCGCCGAAGATGGCGAAGTGACGCTGACGGCGCGTGGCCTGCGCAAGATGTTTGATACGACATGGGACACGGCTTTCTATGACGGCGAAGATGAACCTTGTTCATCAAAAGAGCAGCCTTCACCATCAGTTGAAACCTTAATGAAAATGTTTGGGATGAAACCATGAATCCGCTTGCCACAGGTATTTGCGAAGGCATTAAACTCGCCTACGACGGGACGGTTCTCGACTGGGCCGAAGCACACGTCAAATTTCCGAACTCGGATCGGGCGTCGCGCTTCGACCGCACCGTGGCGCCGTGGATGAATGATGTATTGCTGGCGGTAACGGACGACGAAGCAACGCAGGTATTTTTGCGCGCCAGCACCGGAGCGGGAAAATGTCTTGGGCTTGGCACGCCTGTCTTGATGTTTGATGGGACGATCAAGCCAGTTCAGCAAATACAAGTCGGCGATCAGTTGATGGGGCCGGATAGTAAGCCGCGCAAAGTGCTTTCATTGGCTCGCGGACGCGAGGAGATGTTCGGAGTCATTCCAATAAAAGGTGACAGATACACGGTTAATAGGAGTCACATTCTTTCGTTGCGAATGACGGGGAATAAAACCAAAACAATTTCTGGAAGGAAGTATCGCAAGGATCAAATCGAAAACATTTCCATTGCAGATTATTTGAAGGAATCAAAAACCTACAAGCATTGCATGAAGGGATGGCGATCTGGCGTTGAGTTTGAATCTTGCGCGGATCTGCATTGGTCTTTGCCTTCATACATTCTTGGGGTTTGGTTGGGCGATGGAAGTAGCGCAGGAACAAAATGGTTCGGAATAGATCAAGAGGTTTGGCAGGAATTGGAAGAGCATGCATTCTCATGTGGAATGAATTATCGCCTGATTCAACGCGGTGATTCGTGCCCCGAAATCACAATCACAAATATCAATGGATCCGGCAAGGGTCATAGAAATCCAATTTTAGATTCATTGCGGCAAATGAACTTAATAAACAACAAGCATATTCCGCTTAAATATAAAACCGCCAGCAAGAAAGATAGGTTGGATCTGTTAGCGGGATTGATTGATACGGATGGATCAATAAGTCATTCTGGGTTTGATTATATTTCCAAGATTGAATCCTTGGCCGATGATGTTTGTTTTGTTGCGCGATCGGTCGGCTTGGCCGCATATAAATCTCCATGCAAAAAGAAATGCACAAATAACGGAGTCGTTGGAGAATATTTTAGGGTTTCTATTTCTGGTGATTGCGATATGGTTCCGTGCCGCATATCAAGAAAAAAAGCATCTCCGCGCCAACAGCCGAAAAATGTTTTGAATGTCGGCATAAGGGTTGAATCTATCGGCGAAGGCGATTATTACGGCTTTCAAATTGATGGTGATGGGCTTTTCATGCTCGGCGATTTTACCGTCACGCATAACACCACGATGATGGAGACGCTCGCGTGTTTTATCGTTGCGCAGAAGCCGGGGCCAACGCTCTTCGTGGGCCAAACCGATGACATGGTCAAAGACTGGACAGAGTCGCGACTGCTCCCGATCTTTCGAGACTGCGAGCCGGTGCGGGCGTTGTTCCCGGAAGATCGACACGCGCTTAGAAAGACGACGATCTTTTTCCCGCACATGGTTCTTTTTGCGGGCGGCGCGAACATGACAAACCTTCAAGAAAAGTCGATGCGCTATTGCATCGGTGATGAGGTGTGGCGATGGAAAGACGGCATGATCAAAGAACTCAAAGCCCGGCACCACGACAGATGGAACCGGAAGACGTTTTTGTGCTCGCAGGGCGGCAGCAGCACGGACGAGATGGAGCACGAGTGGGACAGCGGGACGCGAGAAGTTTGGGGCTGGACGTGCCCGCAGTGCAGCACTTGGCAGCGATACACT